CACCAGGGATCGCACCCATCTGCTTGATAGCGTTGATGTCGTTATCAGCAGTGGCCACGCGCAGTTCGGTGTCAAGCAGACGCTTGGCAACGAACATCAGGCTGGGCGGAATGACCAGCTTGACCGGCTTGGCGGCGATCAGCAGACCGCGTTCGTCCGTCCACGCAGCGATCTGAATCACAGCGTTTTCGAGCGACGTCTCGTTCAGGTCAACGGCAACAGACGGGCTGTTGTAGTTCACACCACCGGAAACCAGGGGGTGACCCACGCGAGCAGCCGAGGAGTTGACGCCGAACAGCGACACGCCGTCACCGCCGGGGTAAGCGCCGTTGAAGCCGTTGTTCAGAACGGCAGCGGCCTTGACCTGCTTGGTGTAGGACATCGCACGGGCCAGAGCCTTGGTGTAGCGGGCAGACAGACTGTCATACAGGTTGTCTTCCACTGCTTCCTCGGTGATCGAGAAGCCAAGGGCGATAGTCTCGTGGTTGTAACGAGCGGTGAAGGCTTCCTGCGCATTGTCATACGCGATGGCCTGACCTTCGTTCTTCACCGGAGCGGCATTGAAGCCAGCCAGCTTGGTTTCTTCTTCAAAGGAACGCTCGGACTTTTCAGTCTCGTAGATTTCCTTGTGCTCTTCGCCGTAGCGAGCGTACTCCATACCGAACAGAGCGTTCAGGCCGGGCAGGAGTTCCTTGAGTAGTTGGGCACGAGAAATTGCCATTTCAGATCACTCCTTATCAGGCAACGCCAGTTGCATTCGTGTACGAATGCTGGCCGATGTTGAACTTCACCAACACATCGGTCTTGGCATCACCAACAGTCGAGAACGGACCGTTGACAAAGCCGACCAGACGGAAGCCCGCAGTGAGGGCTTGCGTCGTGGCGCTCAGGGCCGACAGCGAATTGCCCGAGGTGGTGGAGCCACCCGTGCCTGCCGTACCGCTCTGAGCAGCGGCGAAGAGCATGTTTTGACCCAGTTGAGTCTGCGTCACAGGGCCATCGGCCTGGGCTTGGAACACGGCGCGGTCGTCATCGACGACGTACGCAACAGCGTTCAGCGAACCCGAGGGATAGTACTGCGAGAAGACCGTCTGGCCTTGCGCGTTGACGTACGAGCAGCCCACAAAGACACCGATGGTGCCAGCGGGGAATGCGTCGCCGGTGCCACCAGTCTCAGTCACGAGGCGGATGTAACCGTCAGTGTGGATTTTCACCACTTGGCCGTAGAAGAGGTTGCTCGAATAGCCAGCGGGGTCAATCAGAAATTGACGCGTTTCGCCTGCGTACGGCAGACCGTCAACTCGGTTTACAGCCCGTAGGCCGTAGGGAGCAGCAGTAGATGCCATTTAAGGACTCCTAAGTTACTTTGAACCAGAACCAAACCCACCTCCGCGCGTCGTGCTGGACTTGCGGTCCGAGAACAACGGCATCCGTGGATCATTGTTTCGCATGAAGTGGTTGTCCACTGAGTCCATCTGAGCTTGTGCTTGACGACCGTAGTAATCATCCCGTGAGCGTGCAAGTTCAGCGGGCATCTTGCAGAGCATGAGGCCACCAATTTCCACGTTCCCGGTCTTCTCGTTTCCGGCCAGCATAAGTTCAGGATGGTCAACCGCCTTCACCGGCTCCCAACCCTCACGCATCTTTTTGGACACGTTGGTGGGGTCGGCCTGTCCCAGGACGTGCGTCGCAATCCAGCGATACACATAACCCGGCTCAGGTGTCGGATCGGGCAGCGAACTCGAAGGTGTGTACACCATACGAGCAGATTTTTCGCGTGACTGCATGTCACGAGGCATACGGTTTTGAGTTTCAGCCATTTTGGTTCTCCAGTTTTGCCACTTGAGCAGCGTACTGCTGCGGGGTCAGGCCCAGTTTCTTCGCCAACGCAACTTGTGTTTGGGTCAGACGGATTTTTCCAGCACTCGTTGTACGAGCGGCAGGTGCCACGACCGTTGTGGGTTTCTTTTGAACCTCACCCGTTCTCGGCTTGTCTTCGTTGCCACCGAAAATCTCGGGGAACTTCGACTTCATGCGACCGTCAATCTGGTCGAAGTAATCATCGGAGCGAGGGTCAACACCCCCGTTGACTAGCTTCTGGTGCAGCCCTAGTGCGTAGCTGGTGTATTCCTCAAATCCAGGTTGCCCGAACCACTGGTTTTTAGCCTGCCAGCGCAGGGACTTTTCGTCGGGTTGAACTTGAACTTGCGGTTGTTGTTGAGTTTGTACAGGAATTTCTTCGGTCTGTAAAGCCTGCGGACGGAATCTTTTGGCTTCCTCAACACGCCATTTAGCCGACGCCAGTTCTTCCTGGGCAGCGATGATGGCGTCTGTATCAAAAGACTCCTGTGCTTCCTTGAGTTTGCGACGGGCCATCTCCAGTTCACCTTCCGCTTCCTTGCGGGCGGAATTGACCAGAACCTCTTGGCCTTCGTTGTAGCTCTTCTTCAGCCGATTGTTTTCGGCGATAAGCTGCTGTGCAAGACGCTCAAGCTCAGCCTTCTCCCGAGCCACGGCTTCTTTCTGACGACGCTCGTCATGGCGGGCATGCGTCAGTTCTTTGATCCGCGACTGGACCTTATCCGAGTAGGACTCGATCTCTTCATCGGTCGGGTCAGAAACCTCTTTGTCTAGAGGTTTACGCCCGCGATCTCGCTCGGGGGTGTCGTCAACGATTTCGACATCTACGTCGCCTTCGCCTTCGATTTCTACCTTGACTTCGTTTTCCTTTTCGTCAGGAAACTTGAACTCTTCTTTGTCCATTAATCACTCCTTCAAGCGCGGGTGAGTCCGCGAGGGTCTTGCACAACAGCATCCACCTGATCGTCATTGATCAGACGAAACTCTTTGCCAAAGATTTTGAATCTGGTGCCGGAGTAAGTCCTCACCAACACAAAATCTCCAGGCTTACACCAAGCGCCCGTAGGGAAACGCTCGGGGTCTTTGTAGGCCGAAGGGCCTTGTTTGAGCACGAACAGCACCGTGGTGGCGTGTTCTTCTTGGCGCATGTAACTGTCAGCCTTGATCAGGCTTGAGTTCTCAAACGTGTCTGAAACATCAGGCACGATGCACAGCAGTTTGTGACCTGCAGGCTCGGGAAGGGCTGTGGCCTTCTCTTCAGGGGCGAGGTTCTCGTCCTGTTCGTCCTGGGGTTGAATGGTCTTAGGCAGGCTAATGCCCGGTGGGAGGATGATTCCCGCTTCACTCGTCTGCATCTTCGGCTTTCTTTGCAAGGTCAAGGATGTAACGCTCTGCCATCGCCAGACCTTGGATGACGCCGCAGAGCTTCTGGTATTCCTCAAAATTGCGACACGCACCACCCGCCAAGTCATCGGCGTAGTTGTTCATGTCGGTGCGTATTTGTTCGCGCAATACGCGTGCGAAATCTTGGATCATTTAGTGGGCGTGTCCTTTCGGCGTTGTTGGGCCTCTTGCGCTTTGGCCTTTGCGATGTCGATGCCCATGCGGACACCTTCACGTTCTTGCTGAGCCTGCAGTGCTGCCTTGTCTTTCTCGATGTCCGCCTGGGTCTTCATGGCACGAAGCTCCAGGTCGCCCTTGATGCGCTCAGCTTCAAGCTCCTGCTTATCTGCCGTAGCCGTTGCATCGAGCATGATCTTCTGAGCCTTGAGTTCAAGCTCCTTCTGACGCAGCGCCAGTTCTTGCTGCTGCATCTGGATCACCGGGTCTTGCATCTGCTGCTGCGCCTGCTGCATCGCGGCCTGCTGAGCGGCTTGGGCGTTGACTTGCGCAGCGGCTTGGGCCATCATTGACGACAGCGCGATCTCGATTTGCGGCGGGAGTTTCTCGTCTTCGGGAGGCAGAGGCATGCCCAACTGCGCCTCAATCTGCTTGCGCATCTTGTAGCCCAGGTGTTCAGCAATATGCGCTTGCTGCGCGGCAACGATTTGCTGCGCCATCGGGTTCTGCCCCACAACCTGCGCCACCAGCGGGTTCTGCGTAATCATCATGTGCACCGCGATGTGTGCGTCGTGATCCTGGTGCAGGAACGCCTTGACCGGCTTGTTCTTCAGCAAGTCTTGGTTCTCCGAAACGGGGTCGATAGGCTTCTCGTCGTCAGGCAACGGAACGAGCTTCTCTGCGTTCTTGATGCCCAACACGTCCAGCATCGCCCTGTGCAACTGCGGCAGGTCGTAAATCTGCGGGGCCATCTGCGCCATCTGAATGACGGCTTGGTACTGCACCACCCGCTGCGACATCGTGGCCGCGTTGGGGTCGCTCACAGGGATAACGTCTACAAGGTCGTAGTCCGACTGCTTGGCCCGCTTGGTGCCGTACTCAGGGTCGTACTCGTAGTCCGGCTCGGTGTAGTCGCGGATGATCGACTTCAGGAGCTTGAACTCCTGCTTGAGCGAGTAGTGAGTGCGGGCCTGGACCGCCGTCAAAATTTTGAGTTGCCGCTCCAGCAGCGCCAGCGTGGTGCCCACCGGCGCCTGCGCAGACATGTCGGCCACCTTCATGTCTGCGGTGGCAGCGAAGCGACGACCCTCCTCTACGATGTTGCCCAGCAGGGTGTAGAGAACTTGGCTGGGCTCTTTGTACGGCAGCGGCAGGATGCTGTCGCGGATGTTGCCGGAGGCTACATCGACATCGCGGAACTCGCCAGGGGCGATAGGCGTGTCATCGCCCTTGATCCGCAAACCACGTGACTTCAGTCCGCCAGGGAGGTTAGACAGAGTGCCAGCATCAACAAGCTGACGCATGAGCGAAGTAGCACTCTTTGCAAAGCCACCGATAAGATGGAACAGACCAAAGCCGTACGCTCCGAAGCCTGGAACGTACTGGTAGTGCACGAAGTGCTGGCGCTTGAGTTTGAGGTCGTCATCCTCGTTCCAATTCCTGTAGATGCTCAGGATGGTGTTCGTACCGCGAATAACGGTAACCACGTACGGCACGGCAATCTCGCCGTCCTTGTCACCAAACGGGTCATCTGGGATGTGCAGATCAACGTGCACCTCCATCAGCGTGAAGCGATCATCGTTGAGATCGCTGAAGCCCGTCTCTTTATCTTTGGCCTGCTGGATGTCGGACTTGTTCTTGTCCGGCTCGCCCAGTTCTACCTCACGGTAAAACCCTGCAGCCTGCAGCTTGATAAGGTCGTTCTTGCTCTTGCGCATGACGTGCGTCAGGCGACGGCACGTGTCCATGTCAGTGGTGCCGTACGGCAGGATGATGTCCTCCGCAGGCACAAACATGCTGACTTGACGACCTAGGTTCGGGTCGTAGTACACCTTCTTGAACGCCGAGCCGGTAGCCGGGAGGCTCCACAGCATGCGCTCGTGCTCAGGCCGGTACTCCTTCATGACTTCGGTCAACTCGAAGTTCATGTCGTCCTGCACACGAACGGCGGCTTCTTTCTTCTCGGGCGTCTCTTTGCCGATGATCTTGGTCTTGACCGGGCCTGCTGCAGGGAACGTCTCCGTGATCATCTCTGACTGGAAGCGCACAACGGCTTCCGTAATCATCGGATGGAATACACCACAGGCGCCGTTCCACGGCTCCGTCCGCTCTTCGATCTGCAAGCCCAGCAGCTTCAGACCGTCCACATACGCCTTCTCCCACTCCTTGCGGGAGGCTTTGTCCTGGTCGATCTCAGACATCAGGTCGCCGCCCAGGCCCTCAATAAAGCCTGAGTCAAGATACTCAGCCAAGTTGGCGTCGAATGAGTCTGCGGTCTTGGGTTCTGGGCGGAGGCTGATCTCCATTCCGTCGATGCCGATGTTGACCTCTTCTGGGTCAACGATCTCGATTTCAATCTCGGGCTCTGCCTGTGCCAGTTCCTCGATGCCGGTGGGGGCGGGGTAAAGCGCCTTGTCGATGTTGGTTGCCATCATGAATCCTTAGTAGTACGCCGCCTTGCGTGGCGTGAAGTAGCCCTGCTCGGCCTCATCAGAGTCCAAGCTGACAAAGCCCCCTTGACGGAAGCGCAGCAGGGCTTGGGTCGTAGTGTCCACGAAGTCGTCGTGCTCGCCTACTGGGAACGACGCCATCTCCTCGATGACCTCCCGTGCCCAGCGCGTGTCGGGCGCCCAGACTTTCCCAGAAAAGAACAGGTCAGCCACAGCGTTCATCCGCACCACCTTGTCGTTGCCACGTGATGGTGTGTACTCGGCCACGGGGATACCCATGTTTCTGAGTTCGTATATTAAAGGCGCACCTGCAGCCTTCTTTTCCACGATGAACGCGTCAGGCTCCCACTCTTTGTAGTGCTTGAGCGCCACTTGCTTGAGTTCGGGAAACGCCATTCGATCCTTAAACGCGTCCAGCAGAATCAACTGCGGGGCGTCGCCCTCTTCTTCGTTATAGAACACGCCCCAGGTGGTGCAGGCGCTGAAGTCGGAGGTGGTCTTTGTCTCGAACGCCGTGTCCCAAGACTGGATCACGTACTCGCACGTGGGCGGATCGTCTTTTGGCCACAGCCGCCAATGGTGGCGTCCCACGATGGCGGAAGAGTCTGCCGTAGGCTGCTGCATGTACTGCGCGTTCCAGAAACGCGGGTCCATGTTGGCCTTCTTGGACTTGAGTTGGTCCAGTGGCCACTGCTCTGGCCACAGAGACTTCTCATTCTCTTGGCTTTCGTTCAGGATGGCCGATCTCCCACTGATCTGCGTCAGGGTTCTTGGTCTGGTAGTCGATGAGACGACCAGTGAGGTCCAGCAGCGACCACCTCGTCATGATGACGATGATGGCACCACCCGGCATCAAGCGTTGCAGCGGGCCGGTCTGGAACCACGACCATGCCGTGTCGAACGCGAGCCTTGAATTTATTTTTACATCTTGTTCGCGATGAGGATCGTCAATAACGAACAGATCAGCACCGCGACCAGCCAGAGCACCACCGACACCAGCAGCGTAATACTGGCCTCCTCGGGAGGTAGACCACTTCCCGGCGGCTTTTTGGTCCTCAGCCACCAGCGTTTCCGGGAAGAGTTCGCCGTACTCATCGCTGTTGATCAGGTTTCGGATGCGCCGACCAAAGTCCTCCGACAGGGACGCGGTGTGCGTGCCCATGATGATCTTCTTCTCTGGAAATTTACCCAGGAAGTACGCTGGAAACAAGTAGGAACTGAACTCGGACTTACCCATACGCGGGGCGATGTTGATGATCACCCGCTTTTTCTTGCCCGAGAGCACGTCTTCGAAGATTCTGGCCAGCTTTTTGTGGTGTGGCCCCACCTTGAACCCTGGATAGACGTGCTTGGCGAAGCCGATGAGGTTGGTTTTGGCCAAATCACGCGACACCCGGCGCTCTTTTTCCTCAAGCGCCTCAAAAAGCTCCATCTTCTCCTGCAAGGAGAGCGTCGGAAGCGCGGCCTGGATGGCCGCAAGCTCACGCGGGCTGATGCTATTGAGTGACTGGAGGTTCATCCGGGGTTTCCGGGGCGGTTTCTTCTGCGGTCGTGATGTCGATTACGTCCGTGACCTGCATGAAGCGGTTGATCTTGTCCTTGATCTTGGCTTCGATCTCGGCATCCGTCAGGTCAGTCTTCTTGACCTCCACCCGCTCCGTGAATAGCGCCACTTCCGTCACGCGCCCAAGCATGTCGAGCGCCTTCAGCCGGATTTTTGCGTCGGGGTGCTTGGTTTCCTCAAGGATTTGGCTCACGGCGTAGCCGCGAAGCTCCTTGGCCTGCTCCACAAACGCCCAGTCATACGCCACCAACATCCCTGTTAGGTGCCGCACAGCGGGTGGAGTCTTCAACTGGATGAGCGCCTTGCGCTGTTCCTCCGGCGACTGGGTGGTCATGGCCTGGAAAGCCTGCCGTGCCTGGGAGGCGGCTGCGGACTGCTGGGATTCTTCGGCGTTGGTGGCGCCCATTTCCTTGAGCCAGTCTGCGGTAGATACCTGGGCGGCTAAGACTTCATCCGAAGTCGCCTTATCCAAAGGCGTCACCTCGTCAAGGGTGGCCAGTGGTGGCTTGTAGTCAATCAGGTGTTCAAGCATTTCGAAGCGGGGCTTGCGTCCGTAATTGGGCGGAGTGTATAGTGGGTACCGAGCGGCGTGCAAGCGTCTCTCGAATGTGTGTTGGTTTTGTTTCTCCTCTCAGTTGCTAGACTGATCTTGCCCCGGCTGCAAAGACCGGGGCTTTTTTTCGCCCATGCTTGTCAAATTTTTATAATATACCGGGGGGTATTTTATTTGAAAAGGTATGGGGGTGGGTTTGGTA